AATGCCACAACAGCAGTCTCCACCAATACAACCACCACAGAATCAGGGGAACGGTGGATTCATGAATCCTGCTGTATTCAAAGGTGGTGGAATGAATGGTGGTGGAATGATGGGTCCATCTCCTATGGGAATGCCACCGTGGTTGCGTGGGGGAATGAATGGTGGAATGCAGCGCCCACAGGTAATGCCTAATCGACCACAGAATACTGGATTCGCGCGTCCATTCGGTGGTGGAATGAACAATCCTAACATTCAGTACTAATGCGTAATCCGAATGAATGGAAGCCGGAACCTAAACAAGAGATATTTCTCTCGGTTCCGGTTTCCATTAAAGAAGCGTTATATGGAGGAGGAGCAGGATCTGGAAAATCTGACGTACTTCTACTCTACGGAATTGTGCATAGATGGCATGAAAATCCAAAGTTCAAACAGGTTTTCATGCGACGTACATTTCCCGAATTACGAAATGAAATCATTCCACGATCTAGAGAGTTGTATAGACGCTTTGGTGCAACTCTTAATAAGACCGAAATGTGCTGGACTTTTCCACGTCCAGATCAATATGGTGGCACGGGCGGAACTAACGAAGGAGCAATGATATTTCTCGGTCATTGTGAGAATGAAGATGATGTCCATAAATACGATTCAATGCAAATTAATTTGTTTACACCTGATGAACTTACATCAATTACTGAATGGATCTATCTCTATATCGGCTTTCAGCGAGTTAGATCGCCCGTTCCAGAGTTGCCTGCCATTATACGCGCTGCGGGAATGCCCGGAGGTATTGGACATACATGGGTATATAAACGACTCATTAAACCCTACCCAAAAGGTGGAAAGATCATAGTAGGACGTGGTGGAAATAAAAGAATCTACATCCACTCGACGCTTGAGGACAATCAATATATCGATCCGACATACAAACAGTCACTACAAGGTATTACTATCGAGGCAGAAAGGAAAGCCAAACTACAGGGTGATTGGGACGCATATCAAGGGCAAGTGTTTGATGAGTTCAGAGATCATAAATATTCTGATGAGCCAGACAATGCAATCCATGTTGTTGAACCATTTGAAATACCTGAATGGTGGCCGCGTATCGTAGTAGGTGACTGGGGATTCACCGCGATGACATGGATTGGATATGCTGCTATATCTCCCAGTAGACGTATCTATATATACCGAGAGCAGTCATGGATTAAAACGAAGATCGCTGAGTGGGCACCTCACGTTAAACTATACATCGATAAAGAACACCCGCGACTGGTTCGATTTTGTAAGTCTGCTGGACAAGATAGAGGGCAAGAACATACAATTCAGCAGCAAATAGAAGATGAACTACAGACTCCGATTGAACTTTCGAACAATTCTCCTGGATCACGAATCGCTGGAAAGAGCCTTATACACGAATATCTCAGATGGCAGCCGAAATTCATAAACCCATCTGAGATACCCGTATATAACGAAGAGTACGCGATGTGGATTATGCGGAACCGTGGTATGGCGGAATACAAGTCATACATGAATTCTCTTAATCCTCCTGAACCAGAGTTGAATCTGCCCAAATTGCAGATATTCAAAGATGCGTGTCCACTCCTCATAGAAGCTATCAAGGCGTGTAGCTATGATAAACCTAGAGGAAATAAACCTGCCGAGGACATTGCGGAATTTGAAGGCGACGATCCTATCGACGGATTACGATACCTCGTTGACGCTGCCGAAGGATTTTTTGAAGATTCCTCTGAAGAATTCAAGCGTGTGGAAAAACAGGAAGCTCTCGTGCAGCAGCTTGATCAGAGTAAAGATTGGACGGCGTTTTATCGTAACATGCACAAGATTGAATCAGATTCAGATGAGACGATTCGTCCGGTAGTTCGTTACAGGCGTCATTAATGCTTAAACAACTATTCTATAAGTGGTTCGGGTTATCTGATGTGCCATGTGAAACGTGCGAGGTCTTACGTGAGCAACTCGCAAAGAGTGATGCCGAGCGTAAAGAATTACTCCAGCGTCTCTTGGACAAGGATAAACCCGAGCCACTGATCGCTTCCATAGAACCACCACAGGAAATTAAGCCAGCATTCGTTCCGTGGCGCGTAAGACAGCAAATGCTTGAAGCTGAGGACAGGAAACAGGCTGAACTTCTGCGTAATCGGCAACGTGAAATCGCTCAATTAGAGAAAGATTTAGGAATTCAGAACGATCCTGCACTAATGAAAGGTGCAGAAGCCAAAGTGGAGTAAATTATGCCACTTATTACAGTCGTTCTTGTTCTCATCGCTGTCGGAGTGTTACTCGCACTCATCAACACGTATGGTAAAGCATACATTGATGGAACGATTCTGCGAATTCTCAACGCATTCGTTATCATCGTTGTAATCATTTGGCTCCTGCGCATCTTAGGTGTGTGGGCGTATCTGTCTAAGGTGACAGTATGAGTCAGATGGATCCCGAGAGAGTTAAGCGCGCGTGGGAACAACAGCAACCGGGAGGAATTGGTCCCTCTAATCCTGATCAAATGGCGCAACAGCAGCAACAGCCACAAATGAATAGAGAAGAGTGGCGTGATGCATGGATGGGCGCTGGACAGATGACTCCTGATGAAGCTGATAACTGGTTGGGTAGTCATGGTGCTACACAATTAGGTGAAAAGGCGGGCGTGTGGCGTACTCCATCAGGTGATGTATTAGACCTACAAATTGGACGTGGTGGAGCGAAAGCTACAGGTGGTAAAATTACACCGGGATGGACTCAAACTGGTGGCGGTGGTGATCAAGGTGGAAATCAGCAAATGGACCCTAATCAAATGGGTGGACCGTGGATGAATTTCGGTCAACCCGGTGGAATGCAGGGTGGCGGTATTGGACCGCAAGCATCACGCGCAGAACAATTCGCTCAAATGTTCGGGAATCCTCAGAATAGATTGAAACAACAGGGCTATTCACCTAGTTAGGAAATAAAATGGGATTCCTATCAGGTTTAAAGAAAGTCGGTAAAGTCGCACTGAAAGTTGCACCGTTTGCAGCTATGGCAATTCCCGGTATTGGGCCACTCGCAAGTATGGCTATACAGGGTGGGATTGGCGCAGCTAGTGGTGCAATGAATCATGGCGGATTAAAAGGTGCATTACTCGGCGGTGCGGTAGGTGCTGGCACGGGCGCACTTACAGGTGGTCTAGGAGGAGCTGCTAAAGGACTATCTCCTAGTGCTGGAACTGTGAGTAAAGCAGTATCAGGAACCGCTAGTAAAGCACTCGGTAAGGGAATCGGAAGTAAAGCATTAGAATACGGTACTAAAGTAGCAGGCGGAATGCTTGGTACCGGTACTTCTAAAGCCGAAATCGGTAAAGGAATTCTCGCGCGCGTAGGACAGATGGGTCAGATTCCATCAGCAGATGGCTCTAGTCCTGCTGGTATGATGCCTAGACCGGGTGCAATGCCATCTCCTAGTGATGAATACCCCGGAGGATTTGGACCTAACTTCGGAGAAGATCAGAATAATCCAAACTTAGCGAATTCAATCAATCAGGGTAAATTAGACGCGCAGCGTAATCGTAGACCAATTCCATTGCAGCGTCAATATGTCTAAAGAATTAACAGAAGAAACTAAAAAACTTCTAAAGCACATCGTCGATCATTTCGATGATGAAGATAGAGGTGTGCGTGATCGGCAAATTAGGCAGTGGCGCAGACTCAAATTACTTTGGGAGAACATCCAACATACATACTATTCGGAAGTCGCGCACGACTGGCGTATTCCGGAGAGTGAAAGATCGGGTGGTGATGGGGATCAGGGTTTCTATGATAAACCCGTCAACATCTATCGCGCATATCTTGAATCTATTATCGCTGCTCTTAGTGTTACTGTCCCTCCTGTCACTTGCTATCCTGATGATGCAGATAACCCCCTGGATGTTAGCACAGCTAAAGCAGGGGATAAGATTGCTACACTTATTTTCAAACACAATGATATGCCACTTTTGTGGCTTCATGCATTGTTCGTGTTTGTAACTGAGGGAATGACTGCGTGTTACACGTATGCACATGAAGATGAATCATACGGTACATACGAGAAAAAGGAATACAAAGAAGAACTAGAATCGCACGATATCACTACGTGTCCTGTATGTCAGGCACAGATGGGAGATAACGTCGTATCTCCTCTTGATGGTGTTCAACCTCCAATGGTTGATCCCTCCATGATGGAACAGCCAGATCCCATGATGGAACAGCCGCCACAAGAGGGTGGAGTAATGCAGGATCTGGGATTAGTTCCAGAAGAAGATCCTGATGAATTTCTACCAGCAGGACCGGAATCACAGGAATTATGTGAGAGCTGTGGTTCGATGGTTACTCCTATTAAATCTCAGGAATCATTCACTGTAACTAGGATGGTCGGTGTAACTAGTCATCCTAAATCGCGTGTAATGATGGAGGTTTACGGTGGTCTTTTCGTCAAAGTTCCGGTATGGGCTAGAAATCAGTCTGATTGCAATTATCTTATATATTCCTATGAAACGCATTATGCAAACGTACTTGAAAAGTACCCCGAACTCAGAGAAAAACTCGTCTCAGGTAAATCCACCTATGATCTATACGAGCAGTGGGGACGAACTTCCCCGCAGTATCGAGGGGAGCATCCAGTAAATAATGCTACTGTTAGAAATGCATGGTTAAGACCTGCTGCATTCCAGATTTGCAATGAAGAAGAATCAGCCGCACTACATAAAGAATTCCCTGACGGCGTAAAGGTGGTAATAG